GCATAGTCGGGGTCTCCTAAGTAGAACGTACCCGTCTGCCCTTTGAGTGCTACAAGCATAGCTTTCCATGCTCCTGCAAGGTCTCTACGGACTGACGGAATAGTAACAGACGCTTCCCACCGTTGACCACCGTGAGAAACAACCTGTTGTTTATAAGTAAAGGGAGAGCTAGAGATAGCTACAGCATTAACTGCGCGTAGTTCAATCTGCTCAATCCCTATCGTGGTAGGTTGCGCTAAAGGATAACTAATAGCCATTATGCAAATGCCTTTCTGAACTGACCACCACGTCTACGGTTCTCTAAGATTTGTGCCTCTGTCATCTTAGCGATCTTAGGTGCCTCTGATGCAATGATCTTCTTGACGCTATCGTCACCATTAGCTGCGAAGTTGAAGTTCTGAGTAATTGCTATTGTATCACCTTGACCACTAGCTTCAACCCCTAGCTTACCACCTTTTCCACGTTTTAGTGGCATAATTGCTTCTGGTCCTGCTTCTCCCATTAGCCCAGTACGTCCACCAGACATAGGGAAGTATGTAGGGCCACCAACTATACCACCACTAGCATAGGGTACTACACTACCTTTACTGAAGACCCCACCGTCAGCAAAAGGAATACCGAAGACAGAGGAAAGAGTCTTTTGTACTACATGAACTCTTATCAAGTGAGCGATGATCTGACGAGCCATTTCACGGAAGGCATCTTCTACAGTCTTAGTACCATCTATGATAGACATGAAGGCATCTTCAAACTGATCGCTCATAAACTCTTTCAGCTCTTCATGTTTCTTCTTTTGATCTTCCAGAGTTTGATTATACTTCTCAGCAGCAGCAATCTTGGCAGCTTCAGTCTTCAGTTGCTGATCGCTTAATTTCACGTCAGCATCCGCGTTAAATCGACGAAGGTCTTGAAGTATCTCTAACTGACGTGCTTCTTCTTCGCCTAACGTCAATCTAGTTTTGTCTACTGTAATAGCTTCATACAGCTTATCAATTTCATCTTGCGTAGACTGGAGTTTCTTCGATGAACTATCACTTGTTAAGTCATCAATTTCACCACGAAGTCTAGCAGCCTCAGCAGCAGCAGCCATTTCTGCATCTAGTGTTGCTTGCTGAGCAGGTGTTAGTTCTCTGGCACTTGAGACACCAAAAGTACCTAGCAAGCCTTCTCTTCGTTTAGCAGCAGCACCAGCCGCCTTACCTTCTGTTTCAGAACCACCTGCTCTCAAAACAGCCGCTTGTGCTCTTAAACCAGCTAATGCAGCATCATCAGACACCAATGCTTTATTAATTCTAGCTGCAGCTCTTGCGGCTAAGTCGTATGCAGCTTCAAGTTGCTTAGCACTTTCTTTAGCATCTTCGGTAGCAATCTTGTTACGTTCTGCTTGCTCAGCTAATTCTCTTGCTTCTCTAGCCGCCCCAGCTAACGCATGAGTTTCTTCTACTGTCGTGGCTTGACTTAGAATACGTTGAGCAGCTTCATCACCTGCAAGTTTAACACGTAAAGCATCGGTGTCTGCATTGTCACCCTTAGCTTGTGCTAACTTTAATTCACTCTGCTGTAGTTGTTGAGCTAAACTTAAATTAGTTCTAGCTGCACGACTCTTCAGCTTCTCAAGATCAAGGGCTTGTTCTTTAGCTTTATTCTCATCATAAGCTGCCAATACAAAAGCTTGATAAGTCCCAAGAGCAGCCATTGCTTGTTGGTACTCTTGATCATTAACAGATAACCCTTTCTCTAACAGGGTGTTTCTTTGTCTTATTCTGTCTTGCTTTTGTTTAGCTACCAGAAGTTCTCTATCTTCGAGACCAACTGACATGCCTTTAATGCGAAGTTCGTTCTTAAGACCTACTGCAAAGTCTTTAGCTTCCTGTCTCTTTTCTTTAGCATTTGCGAGAGCTTTAGCATCAGCTTTTGTTGTGTCTTCTAGAGCCTTAAGAGTATCCTTGGCTAAGTCTTCTCCTGCCTCAAAAAAATCTTCATACTTCTTAGCTGAACCGTCTATTTGAGCAGCATAAACTGATGTTGTTTGAGCTAATTCATCAATTTTCTCTATAAATGCAAAGCCTTCTTCAGAAGCTCCCCTCAATGCATCTTTGTTCTTTTGAACAGTCTGTAAAAACAAAATCAGGTGATCATTCAAGGCTACAATATCTGCATCTTCACCGCGAGAAAATTGGTTAAACCCTGCGAAAAATCCAGTTAATTGATTAGGGCTTAAAGCCCCGCCCAGATCACCTGAAAGGTCTCTGGAACCCATACGTTCTCGTGCAATATTGATGCGATCAAGAAGCTGAAAGTCTATAGGATTTCGACCACCAAAAGAAGCTCTACTCGGGTCAGGGCTTGCTCTGAGTATTTCATTTATACCACTAAACCCACTTCCAAGCAGACCAAAGAAACCAGTCTTACCGAACTCCCCCTGTAAACCTCCTGCCGCTTCACTTAATTTAATACGTGAGGTATTTTCTGCTACTATTTTAGATAGACCAGCTAAGTCTTCAAACGTATCTTTAAGATTACCAAACTTAAGAAAAGACTCTGAGCTGGAGGCATCATCAAAAACAGAAACAAGGTCATCTACGGAGCTTACCGCATCATCAAGAGCATCGCCAAAGTCTTGTGCCTCGTCTCTGGTGCTTAGAAAGGCTGTCCCCAAACCCCCTACAGCAGCAATACCTAAACCAATCGCTGCACCCCAAGGCCCCGCGAAGAAACCAGCTAACTGTGAACCCTGCTGAGAGAATGCGATAAGAGGGCTAGTTCCAGACTGCACCTGAACAATAAAGTCTTGGAACTGATAACCAGCTTGCTGCATCGCAAGTTCGTTACGACGAGTCCCCTTGTTCGTCATACCGACGACACGGTTGAACTTATCTAACTGAACACCTGCTCTGGATGCTTGCTTTCTAAGCTGCTCTAAACGTCTAGCATATTCATCAGGGGCTTTGTTCTTCAGCTCTCTGTTTAGAACTTCTAGCTTGGCCTCAAAATCTCTTGCTGCAGCGTATAAAGGGTCAAGAGAGCGACGAACTTGCTCTAGTTCTCCGCGCTGTTTCTTGAACGTCTGGAAGTTGTTTTCAGCAGACTTAGTAAGGACTTTAACTTTTTGATCAGTCTTATTTAGCCATTCACTCAGTAGTTGTAAGTCACTACTGTCTACTGTAATTTTTACGTCAGCCATTAGACACCCCTAGATAAACGGCATCTAACCGTTTAAGTGCTTCTACTTCCCAAGATTTAAGTGGCGTATCAGTCAAATCTTTCCAAGCCTTTATTTCGTAGTAAGATATAGCATTAGGTCCACTATATCCTGCGGTGCGGGTGTTGCTTAATGTACAAAAAGCAGACCAAACGTGAGAGAGAAGTGTGGGAAACGGTGTCGGTGATTCCAATTCTTCAATTCTGCGTCCAGTCTGCTTTTGTACTTGTTCCAAGTGTTCTCTTTGGCTAATACCATCTTTGTCTGTCTTATTGAGTTTGAACTGATGTTCTGCCCAATCACACAAATCTGATACTAAGCCTTCGTAAAATCCAGAGAGTTATTCAAAGCCTCCTCAATCTGGGAACGAATCCAGAAAACTTCGGTATATATTTCTTTAGCTTTACCTACAGTCAGCTTTGGTTTCTCACCGCCGTAAGTAATATCCCATTCTTTGGTTATCTTAGTAATAAGATCAATAGCATCTTTTTCTAAGTCTGCAGCACCGTAGTTAAGGTTAGACTTCTTCTGCAGTGCTTTAAGACGACGATCCTGTTGTTCGTGAATAGCTGCACGATACTCTTTAGCGTGTTGTGCTGCAACAGTGATAGTCATTTCGGAACCATCTTCATTAAGAAGTGTTTCCATTGTCGTAGGGTGTACTAAAAATACCTCTACTACATCTGATTTGGGTTTTAGGTCCATTAGGTCCATGTCGAGTCTCCTTCGGGGTTATTCGGGTTATTAAAATGAGGGGAGCAGCACCCGACAACCACTCCCCTCGCCCTAGCTAGGGATTCTTATGCACCTGATTTCTTAATCTTGATCAAGGTGTTTGTGTCTGTTGTAGATGAACTTAGATCACTGTCATCACGTAGAGCTGTAAACGACATGTTCACAATACGAGATGTTGGGCCATCTACACCTACGTCAGCAGAGTTAATCTTGATGCGTGGTAGTGTGAAGGTTAGAGTGTTCGTACCGTCTCCTACAGATACCTCAAGAGCTGACTCTGTTTCGTTCAAGAAGCGGTTGATCAGTGTCTCGTCCTCGAAGTATGCAGATACAGTACCTTCTAGGGATGCTGTACCGAACTCCATGTCAGAGGCAGTATCTTCACCGATAACCAGTGTTGGTGCGAAGCTGTTAGTCAGTGTAAAGTCCATAGCTGTGATCAGTGTCAGAGCTGAACCTAGTGAGCCTACGTTACCTAGTTTGATGTCACCTGAGTAAGCATCAAATGGCTCGTTGTTAGCACCTGCGTTCAGTGTCTTTTCTGTTGCCCCGATTGACATATCTTTACCAACCATACCAAAGGTCGCTGTGACCATCTGGTTAGGTGCTAGAGATACAGCCATAGTATTTACAGTACAGCCTGTGAACAGGCGAGCTTGGTCAATGTCTGCTGCATAGTCTTCGATAGAGAAGAATGTAGGTGTTGTACCAAGAATAGCTGCGTTAGTAACAGTTGTAGAACCGTCCCCTGCAGTAAAGCCTGTAGCAAAGTCATTGTCTGACATAAGTGCTGCTTGGATTAGTTCGTCGTATTCTGCGTGACGTAGGTCAGCTACGATGTCACCTGCTACAGATTTGTTACCGTGACGGTCAACTGTAGGCATACGGTGAGAGTTAATATCCGTACCTGCTACACGATCCTTAGTTAGGTTCAAAGAGTGTGTAGAAAACGGTAGCGGTTCAAAGTTACCAGAAGGGGTTGTACCGACTGTTGTCTCAGTTTTAAAACCCAGTCTGGAGCGAGAGCCTTGTGCGAAAGCCATTTAGTTTCTCCTAATTATAGATATACCAGCCGATGTTGACTGGAATGAAGTACCAAGGGGAAGATATACGACCTTCGCCCCTCTCAGCATAGTCTATTGATATCACCTTTGAATTGAACGTAATGTCCGTTGTGGCTTCAAAGTCTTCTATTATGCTGTTAGCCAACTCGTCCCCAACATTGGGGCCACGTCCCTCGGCTATGAAGCAGTCTACTCTAAAGATACCTCTGTAGAGCTGCTGCGGATTTGTGCCCCTTGTAGAAGGGCGGCGACTTACAGGAACAAGCGTTGGTCTAACCCAAGAGGTTCCTGTTGTAGGGTCATAGTTTACGTTCTCGTAGGCAATGTCTGGGATGTCCGTAACCTGAGAAAGTTTTTGCTCCAACCCTCTTCGTATGTCCTGATAAATGATGCTCATGAGAACCTAGCCTGAGTTTTTGCGTAAACCATGTAACCCGTGTATCTGTCATTACCGTTCTCAACGTACTCTGCGTGAGGTGAACGGTTAACAAGACTTGCTCGGTCTACTCTTTGTGCTGACAAGTCTTCGATATCATCCTGTAGCTGCATACGAGCAATGTCTTGATTTGTCATTATGTCTTGCCCTTTAGACTTCCTACGTGAAGTCCTCACTCTACCACCACCAGAGCCAGTCTCTACAAAGCTGTGGGACTGAACGTAGGCTCCTGTGTCAACAGGGGAACCTGAGTAGTCGTCTCTTGCGTCTACTTCGTAACAGACATAATCAGCTACGTCTTCTAAGACCTTCTTGAACTCGTCAGACTTGGCTTCTTCTAGCTCTGTCTTAAGTCGTCCTATACCTTCAGCTCGGAATGTAAATCTTACACTAGGCATA